AGTGGAAACGTAGTTTAGATTTGTCTTGTAAAGATGGGAGTAAGTATCTAATGACTATGGAGCAATACGAATTGGCTCAGAAGTTAAAGAGAAAACTTTACGATTGTCCTGAAGTTAAAAACATCTTAGATAATTGTGAAACTGAAGTACCAAAGACTTGGTTGGATTTCAATACGATGTCTAAGTGTAAAGGTAAAGCCGATATAGTTATTGATGGAGGCGATATGCTGGTAGATATTAAGACTACAGGTAAAGACGTTAAGGATTTCAAGAGGAGTGCTTACAACTTCGCTTACAACCGTCAAGCAGCTTTCTATTTAGATGGGTTCAATGCAAAAGAGTTTGTGTTCATTGTAATAGAATCGAACGCACCACATCAGATAGGTATCTTTAGGTGTTCAGAGGAGTTTATCGAATCAGGTAGACAAGAGTACATTGAGTTGTTAGAGAATAAAAAGAAATATTGTGGAACTGCTGAAGAAGCTAATAACCATATAATACACGAGGAGTTATGAAGAAAGTAATACAAAGTATTTACGCCAAGGATAGATTAAACAGAGCTAAGAAACTTTGTTGTAATTTTTGGGGAGTAGACCCTGAGTTGGTGTTTACTAAGACCAGGGATGGGAACGTGATGAACGCTAAACACTCTATTAGGTATATGTTGTCTTTAGATAAGACTCTTACTTTAGCTGACGTAGGGGGTTTAACTAATTGTGACCACTCTAACGTATTGCACTCTAAAAAAACATTCTGTGACCTAGCTGATACGAGTATAGATTACGCTGCTATGAATAGAGTTATATTGGTAGACGATATAAACAACAAGCAAGATATTCTTAGAACAACCGTAAGCGATATAATCTTATCAGATTCTACACCACTTCACCAGGTAGATTTAATTTGCGAACTAGTTAAAAGAAGTTAGAGATGGATATAGATATAAACAGAATAGATGTAGCCCACGAGGAGATAATTGATAACTGTGACGAGTTTATATTAATCTCTTGCGAGTACACAGGAGAGGATGATGTTTACATTACTAGGGCTAACGTAAACACTAACGGAGAAATTTTACAAGAATTAATGTTGGAAGAAATGAATTTAAACAAAAAGTTTGCTACATTTATCCAAGATTTAACAAAAGAGTATAACAATCAAAATAAATAGCTATGAGTAACTTAGAATTAAACGGAACTATCACATTAATTAGTGAAGTTCAAGAAGGAACAGCAAAGAGTACAGGTAACACTTGGAAAAAGTGTGGATTTGTAGTAGAAACTAAGGGTGAGTACCCTAAGAATGTTTACTTTACTGTATTCGGAGAGGAAAAGGTAGATAATCTTCTAAAGTTCAATAAGGTCGGTCAGAACGTAGACGTGAGCTTTAATGTAGAGTCGAGAGAGTACAATCAAAAGTACTATACTGACTTGAACGCTTGGAAGATATTTGCTGGTGGTGGTGGTAGTGAACCTAAACCTACTCAAGGAGATGCAGTAGCCGATGAAGGGTACAGTAAAGCCTCAGATTTACCGTTTTAATTAGATGGGGGTAACTCCCCACCTTTTTTTCAAACCTAAACCTAACCTAAAACAATAATAATGATGGCGAAGAGATTTACCGACACAACTAAGTGGAATGAAGATTGGTTCTTAGAACTATCTAATTCTTACAAATTATTTTGGATATACATTTGCGACAATTGCGACCACGCTGGTATATTCAAACCGAATAAGAGAATGTTTGAGCTTATTATAGGAGATAAGATTGATATAACAGAGTTCTTTTCTATAGTAAACGAAGATAAAGTTAGGATATTAGAATTAGGTAGTGGTAAATGGTACTTAACAGGATTCATCTCATTTCAGTACGGAGGTAACCTTAACGCTAACAATCGAGTTCACAAATCTATATTAGCTTTATTAAACAAAAACGACATTACTTGGGTAGATGTTGAGAAGCCTCAACTAGAACTACCTCAAGAAGTACAGGTTAAGAATAGCGATTCCCCCCAACCGCAACCTAGAACCATCGATGAAGCCATAGACTACTTCAAGTTAAAAGGTAGCAGTAAGATTGAAGGCGAAAAGTTCTACTACTTCTATGAGTCCAAAGGATGGGAAGTAGGCAAAACTAAGATGAAGAATTGGAAGATGTCAGCTTCAGGATGGATTTCTAGGAATAAAAAGAACGTGCCTGACTCGGATTACTTAGGAGGGCAACTTAAAGCTATGAAGGGGTAATTATGGCTAAATACAGAGTAACTTCAAAACAAGAGGTAACTGATTATTGTAAAGGAATTTATAGTAACGGTTACACAAAAGGTCTAACTACAGGTATCGCACCACTCGACCAACATTACACATTTCGTAAGGGAGAATTAACTATAATGACTGGGTTCGCCAATATTGGTAAAACCACTACCCAGTTGTTCCTTATGATTATGGCTTCTAAGCTGTACGGATATAGATGGTTAATGTATTGTCCTGAGAATGAACCTGTAGGTGATTTGATGATAGATATAGCTGAGATGTATTGTGGTAACACAGCCGATAAGGACTATGGTGCTAGAATGAATCAGAGCGAGTACCTACAAGCTATTGAATGGGCTTACAATCATTTTACTGTGCTTACATTCGATGAAACTCCTACTGTAGAAGATGTGTTAGAAGCATTTGAGGACTATATGCAAGTCGAAGCTTTTGATGGTGTATCTTTAGACCCACTTAACGATTTGAAAGCAGCAGAGAAGCAATCTAAGTACGAGTACTACTATGAAGCTTTAAGTAACATAAGGCGATTCATTAAGAGGCACAAGGTTATGTTCTACTTAGTGGTACACCCTGGTACGGCAGCAAACAGAAGAAGGAACGATGATGGTTCTCGACCTGCACCTAATATGTCTGATGTAGAGTTCGGTGCTATGTTTGGTAACCGAGCTGATAACTTCATTGTATTTCATCGTAATCCTCAGAGTGAAAATTGGAATATGACTGAGATACACATTCAGAAGATTAAATTTCAGAAGTTAGTAGGTGTACCTACACCTGAAACAAGACCAATCGCTTTGTTCTACCATTACGCTACTAGAAGATTTAGGTATCTTAACGAGAATGGTAGCCCAATAGACCCAATAGCAATGATAGACAGTAAAGTTAAACCTAGTAATATATTTTAAATTATGGCAGACGAGATTACAATGAGAGCGATTAATTTATTGCGAGAACAAGACCCAAACTTAGACGAGATGAGTAGTATGGATAAGTTTCTACAGCATCAGTTTGAGTTGGCTAGTATGCGTGACCAATATGTAAGTTACTCGAACCACCCTCAAGCTGATAAGATGAAGAAGCGATTAGAGGTGTTTGAGGATAGTAGTATGGCATTTACTTGGGTTTACTTTACGATGATGCAATACAAGAGAGAGTTAGTGTTATCCCAATCGAACGAGATGGAAATGGCTAATGCTGTTATAGAGTTGAAGCACGAGTTGAATATATTAACTAAATTAAAGTAAAGAGATGAGTAAAGAAACATTTATTGATTACTTACTTATAGGTGTAATAGTAGCGTTCGTCTTTAGTGTATTATTAATATTCGTAATTAAATTGTGTACTAACTAAATTAAAGGATATATGACTAAGAAAGAGCTTGATTTATTAGATAGATTTTCATCGAAATACAACATTGAATGCAAACCGACTAAGAGCGAAACGGCTTTTTGGGATTTCACTTACGAATGGGATGACAGGAAGTTCTATTGCGAGATGAAGCAACGTAATTTCACTTTAGACTTCGCTATGGAGAATTATTCTGAGGGATTACTACTGGAGATGCACAAGTATGAACGTATATTAAGGCGAACTAAGAATGAGAAAGCAGCTCAAGGGTTGTATTTTAATTTCTTCAGCGATGATAAAGCGTTAGTGTTCAACCTAAACAAGTTAAAGCTAGACAATTGGAAATGGAGGACTATGCCTGAAACGACTGAGTTTAACAAAAAGAAATTTGTTTACAAATATGTTACGTTTTTAGACTATAGTAAGGGAAAATTGTTTTATATTTGATTATTGTTGTGATAGGTTCATAGCTTTGTTTTATGTTTTTAGGTTAAAGAGAGGGGGTCGTTTGGATTCTCTCTTTTTTTTGTTTACATTTGTATGAAACTAAAACGAAACGATATGAAAAAGACAACACCAAAGTATTACGACAATAAGGCTATAAGGGCAAAGATAGATAAGTTGCTATTACAAAATTGCTCGAACGTAGCTAATTCAGACACAGGTAGTCGAAACGATATAGGTGGTGACGATGAAGTTCAATGGGCTTGGGAGAAGATTCAATCCAAGATTAAAGAACTCGACCCATTATTTTACGAAATAATTAAATCAAGGTAACTATGGTAATATTTATAGCTTTCCCCTTAATTGTAATCGTATCTATACTAATAGACAAGTATTATAGAAATAATCCATAAAGAGATATGAGTAAAATAGAAGATAGTGTCTGTGATAAGATTCTAAGTAGAGCTAAGATAGGCAAAGAGAAATACGGCACTACGATGGAACGAAACGATTTAAGTCGCTTAGAGTGGCTAATTCATTGTCAAGAAGAAGCGATGGATATGGTGGTTTACCTGGAGAAGTTAATTAGTCTTGAAGGAAGGAACACCGAATCGACTACGACTACGAGTTGGGATATACCAAACGATACTGTTCGGTTTAAGTACAGTTGGAACGACCACGAAGATTAGATTAAACACAAGAAAGCCCCATCCGATTATTAGATGAGGCTTTCTTATTTACTATACTTTACGAACCGCAAGAATCACAATCCTTGTCGTCTATTGTACAAGCGTCTGGTTGGTCACGGTCTGACATATCATTCAACCAATTGTCCCAAGTAACTCGACCTTCATCTACTTCTTTGGGTGTTTTCTCGCTTCCTTTATCCACTCTTTCGGTACTGTTTTGCTTGCCCATTTAATTCCTTTTTTATTACACCACTCGGAGTAAGTTGTTAGACTTCCTTTAAATAATTTGTTTGTGTGCCTTTGAAAGACCATCCTAATATCTAAATCAGGGTGTTGCTTTATAACTAACAACATCTTCTTCCTGTCGGCTGTAGTAAATCGCCCTTTTAACTCTAGTATAATACCATTTGGTAGTATAACATCAGGAGTGTATTTACGTTGCTCAGACACCTCGTAATACAGATTCATAGTTTCGTACTCAAACTTAACCTCGTCATCGTCTAGTAAGGTACAAACTTCTCTTTCGTAATTACTCCTGAATCTTAGCGTTGGGGTGATTCTCATAATATGTTTTTCTATTGTGACATTTGTGGCAAAGACCTTGAAGATTAGACTCGTCTAACTTAGCTCCACCTTTTTTTATAGGTTTAATGTGGTCAACTACATCTGCTGGAGTTGTGTCGCCCTTCTTGGCACAATGTACGCATAATGGGTTTAACGACAAAACATAAGCTCTCATCTTTCGCCAAGGTGATTTCCTATAGAACGAAGTGTCACCACCCCAAGAAGCATCCTTCTCAGTTTTAGTGTATAAACTCCTCGCTTTTGGTAATCTAGGCAAATTTAATTAACTTAAAGTATTGTTAGTTTAAATCCTTCTCCATTGGTTGCTTCCAATAATTCAGAGATAGTTCGTCTTGATGAAGTAATATCCAGCAAAGAGTCTTGGTTGATTTGTGCAAACCTAGAGCCAACAAGGATACACCCTTCTGTGTCGGTGTTATAGTTACCGTAGTGAATAAGTATGTATCTTCTATTGGGAACATCGTTTAGAATTAAATGGTTCTTGTACTTTTCAGAATACCTATGAGTTACTTCGTAAACACCTTTATTAACACAACTAATACTAGTTAAGTTATCTTCGTAAGGTAACTCTAAAGTAACGCACTCAAAAACTTTCTCTAAGCCATCGTACAAAGTAAAATGACCTAGAGTTTGTTCTATTCCCTCGTCTAATCTAATTAGATAAGCTTTCATCGCTTGATTCGTTTAAGCTAATCAATTCGATTGCTTCACTATTAGTCATTAGAGTATTATTAGGGTATCTTAATCCATTACCTAAACTAAGTAATGAAGATACCTCAGATTCTAACCAGGATGCGTTAAACTCCATTATATAGAATTTAGATTCATCAATAGTAATTTCAATTACCTCTCCAAACTCAACCCTATTATCTTCACCAATCTGAGCGAAGGTAGTTGGTAGTACCGCCACCAATTCACCCTCTTCATCAGTTGAAACCCTTGAATAAGAACCTTGTAATTCTGTCGGAATCTCTCCGTTGTACGTAGCTTCATTTAAGCATATAAAAATATTTCCTACCATTAATTGGATATTTTATACCAAGTTGAATCTTGTGTATGATAAACATAACTTACACTATAACCTGCTGTCGGTGCTCCTGAATAAACAGGATTAAATGTTCCACTACCTGCTACAATAGTAACTGTGTTTGTTAAAGTTGTAAATTGACATATTTGATGGTCAACAGGCGATGTTGGAAATTGAAGCGTTAAAGTAAGCCCAGGGTTACTAACTACAATAATATTAAGTGAAGCTGTAGTGCTTAGATTAATACTCTGCGTAGTACTAGCTGTAGCTAAAGAATGTTGTGCTTTACGAATATACTCGTTAGTTAAATCAGTAACTTCTATCTGACTTGTAACTCCACTCTGTACTATTGGTATAACCGCACCTGCGTTTGCTTCTGTAATTACAGGTAATTGTGATATCTTAGCATCTTGAGCAAATACGTTTTGTGCTAAAGTAATTAGCAAAATTGACAATAATATTCTTGTTTTTTTCATCTTCTTCTTCTTTTTTTATAAAATTATTTTACTTCCATCTTCTTGTAGCAAAAAGCCTGTATCACCTAATAACATATAAGTAGGAGTAGTATGAGCCGCTAAACCTAATTTGTAGTGATTAGTAATTTCTTTTGCTGTTAAATCTCTGCTATAGAGTCTAATTACACTAATCAAATCCTTATAATAACGATTAGCTCCCTTATCTTTACCTACATATTTAGAGAGTGCATTTGTTACGCTATCAGAACTAGACCCTGTGTCAACTTCTAATCCGTTTACATATAGTTTAGCATCTCCGTTTGCTGCCCTTGTGCCTGCAAAATAGAACCAAGTACCATCTTCTATCTCAAATGTATGGATAGCGGCTACACTTGTTCCTATGTAGAATTTAACAGTTCCATCAGTAGAGCCTGACACCCTATCTGTAGCGATAGAGAAATTAGAAGACGCCGATATATTACCCCCATTTGTGTAGATGCAATTCCCCGAACTCGAACCTGAGTTAATAAACTTAAATTTAGCCCATCCATCTATTGAGAAAGCTCCTGTTCCAAAGTCTAAAGAACCATCGTCTGGAATCTCAGCATAACCCGAACCATTGATATTAAAGGAGTTCTCTCTTAATATAAGTGATTCGCCTCTAATATCAAACCCTAGATTATTAGGAGCTTGGATTAAGGTAACAATATTACCACTTATATCGTTGTCAGTTCTATCCATCATCCCTACTTGTGTAACAGTCGGTTGATTGTCATTATAGGTAGCACCTGTAATCGCTCCGTTATTACCTTGCCCCGAACTATCGTAAACAATCGAACCTGCCCCTTCACTTAATGCCCAGTAACCTTTTAAATTACTTAACGCAACCGAACCTCCAACATTGAATATTAAATTGTTTGGATTGTTATAGTCTAAAACCGCATCGGCTAAAGTAAATTCAGCATCGTAAATCTGTACATCTGTTAAATCTAAAGAACCATAGTCTGTGCCTATTCTAGCAAAATCTAAATCATCCACAAGTATATTAGTATCTGTAGTAACAACTACACGCTTATAGGTTAAGCCTATAGAAGTACTCGCAGCACCATCTATATATACATTAGAATTAGACCAAGTTCCGTTTAAAGTAATAACTCCACTAACAACCTCAATAGAATGGGTTGAAGTTAAGTTGATAATTTGCTCAGTCGTAGTACCTAAATCAATCCAAAAGCAAATAGTCTTTAGGTTTACATTTGCATTGCCGAAAACAGCAACATCATTAGCACCATCAAAACTTAATACTCTACCCGAATATAAGACTGCATTATTAGTATTAGGGCTTTTGTCTTGGATGACCAATTCACCACCTACCCAATCAGCCTTTATGAAGTCATCCCATAGCTGTAGATTGTCTGTGGCTATTCCTAATCTTCGCCTTAATGCACCGATTGTATTTGTTAAACTTATATACATACCTTTGTTATATATTTAAGGTTTAATTAGTACTGAGCTAATATATCTGTTGCTGTAGTATTAGCTGCTTTAACTCGTCTTACTTGAATAGCCATATTAGTAGCATCGCCTATATTTTTATAGATAACGGTGTCACCTGCCATAGTTACAACTTCTACATCTCCACCTGTTCCTACGAAAAGAATAGCTCCTACTATAGATAAATCGTTATCATCGTGAGGGGTGACATTAACAGATTTAATTGCTTGGTATATTACTTTATTAGTTGGTACGAATCCCATAATTATTTGTTTTTACGTTTGTTACAATTGATACATTTATTTTCTCTACCTAGAAAAAGTAGAGGTGCTACAGCGATTAAAGCTAGTACGAGTACTTGCCAGGTGATTCCACTCGAATCGATTTGACTTACAGCGGCTATAGCTAGTACACCCGATACAGTTCGCTTCGATGACCATTTCCCTTTGTTGTCTTTAAACATCTCGGGTAGAATGGCGAATAGCCCTTTAATCGCTAATTTAGGTATAATACCAGCCATATAGGTTATTTTTTGTTAGATTTGTTATTATTGAAAACGAAAGCGAATAAGTCATCTAAGTAACCGAATACTTTATTATCCACTACACTAGGAGTTAATCTTACTATTATCCTAGCCACGGCTAAAATTGATAAAAGTAATTCAGCTCCATTTGCCATTAAAAAATCTAAGACTGCTTGCATAATAATTGTTGTTTTTGTTGTTAATTAATGTTAGTAAAGGTAGTGAATTTAACACGAAAAAGGTAGGAGTAAACGTATTAAATCCACTAAACCCTTTACTTATCTTTTTTAGTTATTTTCTCTACCCATTTATATACCCCGAATGATATTGCTATCACTAAAGATGTAATTCTTAGCCATTGTTCAACATCAGACATACTTAATCCTATTGCTGCGACTTGTGCTATTGCCATTTCTGTTGTGTGTTTATCCATTATGTATTTGTAACTAAAGCGTAACCTCCATATACTTCTTCTGTGTCAGAGGTGACTTGAATTTCTATTGTTATATAATTCCTTGAAGTTCCTACTATATCCGTAATGTCTAGTTCGGTATTTACTGTTCCTGTTCCAACTAAAGTCGATGTATCGTTAAAGATGAATCCTTCATACACTCTAAAAGAGAAATTAGCCGAACCAAACACGTTTACTTTTGTTATAGTCTTACCCTTACTAACTAATTTCTGAGCTAACATTTGTGCTTGATGGTCACTTATTTTAGCAGAACCACCTATATCTATTGAGCTAATATATGCCGATTCTGAAGAGCTAAAATTGAAGTCTTGAGGTAGGAAATTAATCTCTTGAATATTGTTTACCCCTACTGAACGAAAACTAGCATTGCCACTTGTAGTTAATCGTTGCATTAAACTGACAGCTTCGTAAGGTGTAACGGATATTATAGAGCCTATTGGGTATTGTACAGAAGGAATAAATGAATTTACATTAATACTTGTAGCTTGGTCGTTTTTAGCCCCTGATACTGTTATTGTAACTCCATTAGAACCATCAGGATAAGTTAATTTAAGTTTTTGTTTATCGGCTATATCAGCTCTTAAACTTGACCCTATACTTATAGATGTAATTGCTGAATCAGATGCTATACTAGAAGAAATAGTTGCTAAACTATTATCTAAAAAAGAAGATTCGTTAATTAAATTTTTTGATGCAACCTCTTGTTCTAAAACACTTAACGGATTTTGGGAATTAGGTGATATTATAGATATAAAAGCAGGGTCGTCACTTATAACGTATTCAATATCATCACTTACTTTATACCACTCACCACTCATCACCTCGCTTTGAGCTTTAAAAGTACCACCTAAAAACGAGTAGTTTTTAAAAGATGAATTTTGATTTATGCTATATTTAAGCATTTTAAGGGGTGATATGTCTGCTGATTGAATACTAGCTTGTAACACCTCTAACGGCTCTACTTGTAAAGCTAAATACTCATTAACTAATAATTGATTTATATTTAAAGGGGCATCCGTACTAGGGTCTCCTCTTTGAAAACTTGAAGCAGATTCCCATTCGTTTGTTGCAGAATTAAGGAATTGTATAGAATATAATTTATTTTGTAAAGTAGAACCTAAATTAATTGAACCTAAATCGTAAGATTCTGAAGCTAGTACTTCTGATTGACTTGCTGAGTATTTAAAACCATTACCTACTTGTTCATATTCCGACTCGTTTTGAGGTGATATAAATATAGATTGACAAGTTGTAGATGAGGTTGTTGGGTTTGGGTCAGTTATTTGAAAATAAGTAAAGTTAGTAATTGAAGGAGCATTTCCTTGAGTGTAAATACCTACTTGAGAGTAGTCGTTAGTAGCAGTCATTTGTATAGATACATCACCTATTATACCAGGAGCAGGTACATCTACCAAGAATTTCAAATCCGTTCTAAATGATATTCCATTACCATAACTACCAGGAGTTACACTTGTTGAACAAGGAAATGAACCATCACTTATAATGCTTGTAACAATTTGTCCGTTAACTATAGCACCATTTGCTATTGATATTGAGTTTTGTAACTGTCCTTGACCTACAGGTCTAAAACTTGAAACCCCTGATTGCTGATAACCTCTAGCTAAAGTTATAGATAAAGGAGAACTACTAGTAATCCAAACTAACTCATCATAAAAATCTGCTCCTACTGTTTTTTGTAAATATTTTATTGTATTACCATCAGTTATAGATATAATTAAAGTTGCAGTAGTTAAGAAAGATGAATTTCTTATAATAGCATCTGCGTTTAAACTTATACCACTAGGAGTACTATTTGCGTAAGTAAAATCTGTCGTAGCAAAATTCTCTTGATGTACTGCGTGAAAACTTAAAGTAAGATTGTCAGTACTATTTGCAGGTAATTGAATTGCTCCTACAATAGATGAGCTTGTTAAATCAGTACTTGGAGTCACATAAACATTTGAAGCTCCTAGTATAAAATCAACATTTACACTCTCGTATGAAGGGTCGTAAGTTAAAATACTTCCACCTAAAATTACGTTAGTAGATTGGTCTATAGTTATCTTGGTATTTATATCTCCTAAACCTACTGCTGGAGAATTTAATCTTCGTTCCCAAACATTTAAAGTACCATTATTATTATTTACTAAACTATTTGGTTGTAAAAACCAATAATAACCTTCAGCTAAAAACCCTATGCTATTAAATGCTTTTAAAGTACCATTAAATACATCTGATTTTTTATAATTATAGGCTTTATCTAAATTTGTTATATTATCTTCGTTATCTATGTCAGTAGGTTCTGTAAAAGCTCCTATTGTACAACCATAAAGGTCGAAAGGGTCGTCTGATTGATAGGTATCTTCAGGTCGCCACCAATCTATTGCAGTACGCATCCAATTACGAAGTCCTGGATTTGGTTTTAAATCAGTACCAGTAGCGGTGTCAGCAATTTGCATTACACTACCAAAGTCTAATAAACGATTTGATATAGGTGAAGCTTGGTTTTTTGCGGTTTCTCCCGATAATTTAGATTCTTGTAATTTAGAATAATAACCATAAGAATCTGTTGCAGTTATTTTAGTAGAATAAGGGAAAGGAGCGTTTTGGATAGAATCAAAACCAGGTTGTATATAACCAAACCACCAAAGAGTTGCATCAGATACCGAGTTTTTATAGATTCTAATAAAGTGTTCTTTTTCTCCCTTTTTAAATATATCATTATAAATAAAAGATTCATCTGTATTACTTTCAATATACATATTTATAATGCACTCAGACCCTAAAAAAGTTCTATTTCTAGTACTCCCTTGACCTGACCACTTAACCTCAAAACCTTCGCCTTGCATATTAAATTCAGTAGAAGTACCTGTAAAGTTGTTTTGCCAAATCTCGACTAACCACTCCGTACCTTTTTCTCCAAGAATATTACTGTGTCGTATTTTTTTGTAAGCCATTTACCTTTTTTTTATCTGTAAGATTTTCTTCTACTCGCTCTGTCAAATACAATCAATAAATCATCACCCGAAATTCTTACATCAGGTATAATCGTCCCCCCACCACCTACATCGCCTAGCATTGATTTAAGCTTATCTAACGGAGCGATTACTTCAGGGTTACTCATTGTTGTACCTCGACCCTCTCCGACTAATCCCATCGTAGCTCCTGTAACTAATCCACCTTGAGCGAACGCTGGTATTGGTTGCGATGCTACAACTCCTAATTGAATCGCTCCTAAAGCTCCCATAGCTATCATTGCTAGTGGATTAGGGGCAGCTTGCATTATAGCTAAAGCTGTTGCTTGTATTATATTAAACATAGCCATAGCTTTATCTACCCTAGCTTGTTTCCTCTTTACAGCTAATTGCTTTTCCGCTGTTTGCTTATTTAAGGTTTGTATTGCTTTTTCTTTATTCTTCTCAGACATTGAAGAACCTTCAATAGAATCTAACTGCTTCTTATGGTCGTTATCTATTGCAATACTTTTGTTTTTATATACTTGACTAAATATAGCACCGACTTGTTCGATTCCAGCTCCCCAATTTTCAGTGAATTTAAGGATGTCTTTTGCTATACCATCCATCGTAGAAGATATCTTCTGACCTAAAGTTTCGATTTCAGGTACATCTATTTTAAGCTCTATTTCTCTAGGCTCTGTAAGTGTATCTAATTCGTCTTTAATTGATTGTAATCCAATTACAGGTAGTAATATTGGTTGTATTTCGGCTCTTTTCGGTGGGTCATCAGGGTCAGGTATGATTGGGTCGATGTCGTTATTTGTAGTCGAATTGACTTGACCTAAAGCAGCCATATATTCATCTACAGCTTTCTTTGCTTCGTCAAAATCTTTTTGATTATTCCCAACTTCCTTGTTTAAATCAACTATATCTTGTCTTGAACCATCTACTCGTTTATCACCTAAAGTACCTAACCAAACCCTAGTCTTAGAATCTAACCTTTGGTAGCCACCCTTCATATCATCTAAAGCTCTAGTTAGCTTTTCTTGAGTAGAATGATAAGTACCCATCGTCATATCAGAGCCTTCATACAAATCATTCAGCTTTAAAATAGCTTCACCTTTCTTATCAATTAATTTACTTTCAGCTTCAGATTGAGCGTTTTGTAATTTTTGTAACTTCTTAGATTCCCCTTGTAGTTTTAATTTAGTTACGAATGCTGTATTAGCACCTTCTAACGCAGTTTGTATATAT